GCCATTGACCATGAAACCGTCACGTTCGACCAGATCGATAACGCCGCCGATGCCCAGAATCTTGTCGTACAGATCGTCAGTGCTGGAATCGTAGCTGACGGTATTCCCGGCAGCGGTCGCACCGGCCAGAATGTCGGTTGGCCAGCTAGACGGCTTGTTCTCACCGGTCAGCATGGCCTTATCGATCGCAATGCCGAACGCTTCGACAACCTCCGGCATGATCTGCTCGTAGATGTTGTAATCGGTGTCCTCGAGCACTTCTTCCGGAACCGGAATGATGACTGCGAGAACTTCCGCGTTCAGAAAAACGTTCGTCCAGTCGACTTCGGTTGTCTGCTTGAGACCGGTATCGCCGTTGACAAAGTAGGCGGTTGGCTTGCTGTTAATCATGGGCATACGCAGTTGCTTGCGGCTCATGCGCGCCCGTTGCCGCGCCAGTCGCAGCAACACCGAAGATTCCGTAGCGTTCTGGATGATTTCACTCGAATACTCTTCCGGAATGAGTGCTCCGGCTTTGCTACGAGTGATTAGTGAATTGGTAGGCATTTCCCGCCCCTCTTGTTACTCTTCCGACTCGATAAGTTGCCGGAAGAAATCGCCTTTGCCGCTTTTCTTATTGGAACTCCCGCCGCCGCCCAGGTCACCGGTGCCGTTCCGCTTCTTGAACAATTCCGGGTAATCCTTCTTTACGTCGGCGATCAAATCGGCAACGTTGTCCGGATTGCCGTCGTCGTCGTACTCGATGTCGGTACGGATGATTCGAAAGATGCGGTCAGTATTGGCCGCGCCTGCCTTCTCCGCGGTCGTCCGAACCTCACGTTCAGCCTTGCCCGCTCGTACCTCTTTGCGCAAATCTTCGATGACCGAACGTTGCGTTTCGAGTTCTTCCGATGTCCGGTCATCGCTCCCTGATGCGCCGCCGCTCTTTCGGTTGCCGGTCGTGCCGGTTCCCTTCTTCGCTGCGGCTAGTTCGCGTTTGGCTTTGCGGTGGTCGGAACGCTCTTTGCGGAGCGCTTCCAGCGCGTCGGCTAGTTGATCTTCGGCGCTCTTGTCGCCGTCCTCACCGTCACCGCCGCTCTGTTCCCCGTCGCCTTTGTCGTCGCCGTCCTCACCGTCTCCGGTTTCCCCGCCGCCGCCACCGCCTTCGGTTCCCAGAAATTGACTCCACCACCATTCACGATCAGGAAACAACCCGTTCACGTTGCACGCTCCATGCGGTATCGCACCGCTCCCGGCATCACGCCGGATTAAATAAAGAAAGCCGCATCGGTGAATCACTCACCGGTGCGGCCTCAATATCCGCGTCCTTACCGATCACGACCCCGCCGCAATCGTTACGCAAACTAACCGACTAGAACACAGCGCGCAATGCTCCGACGATAATCATCAGCGCCGCTACCAGTACGATTGTTCCACCGATGACGATAAAACCGTACCAACCGCCCGCTATCTCGCGGAACGTCGGCGATGCGAACGCGTCGGCGTAGACCGGATCGCCGACCGCATCGGCTGCTGCTGGCCATTCTTCATCTAACCAGAGTTCGGCGTACTTACGGTTGCCCGGTTGCACGTCGATGTATACGGCGTCGTCATCCTCTACCGCATCGACCCTGCTACTCATCGTCGCGCCGCTCCATCTCAAGCGCGCGCTGACAATGCAGACAGACGCCGAACGAATGCGGCGTTACCGGCACGTTGCCGACGTCAAGCGGATACGACTCGAACGCCGTGCCCGTTTCGTATCCGCAGTAAGCGCGGCAATAGAACGGCGGCAGATCGCCAGCGTCATCGGCGTGCCGCTTCGCAATCTCTGCCGCGTGCCAGAGGGACGGAGGTTCGTCGCCGTTGAGATTCTGAAACCAGATAACCTGCTCACTCATTCCCCGCGCTCCTTTGCTTCTTCCCGGTACGTTTGATAGGCAACGATCGCACGATGTACCAGCGTGGCGTCGTCAACGTCGGAGGCATCTTCCCACCGACCGCCGTAGGTACTGCCGCGTATCTTCCAGTCGCAGAACGTTGCGGCACTATTCACCCAGCGCCCATCCTCACCCTTGTACGGGATTTGCGGCACGGCGAACCGGATTTGATCTTCGGTGTCGAACTCGATTACGCCAGAGACGAACCGTTCGCCGTCTAGGAACGGAGGCAAATCCTCAAGCACGTAGGTATAGAGCGAAACCTGATCGTCCTCTACGTGCTTAATCCACCCAGGAAACCCCTCTCGCGGAATCACCATGGTTGCGTTGTAGACCGCGCCGTGTTGCCGCATGACGTTGTACGTTGGCGTGGTGAGCCAAAGTTTCGTTACGTCGCCTAGTCGCTTGTCGCTACCCTCTGTCATTGCTTGCCCTTTCGCTTGCGTTTCTCCCGTCGTTCCGCCTTCTTTTTGGCGTAGGCGGCGCCGCCATTGTGATAGGTTATTCCGAAGTCTGCATCCTCCCTCCGTCTGACGAAATCGCCCAACCGTGCCTGACCCTCACGATAGAGCACCGAACCGCCGATGCCTAGTATCCGCTGCTGAATATGCTTTGGTTGTTTGGCGAACCAATCATCGCCCAGTTCGATCGGCGCGGCGTTGTGCGGTATCAGTTCCGGCATACATCGACAACCGGCGTGCAGATGGCGGAACGGATGCTCAAGCGGGTAGACCTGTCCATGACGCTGCACGCACGCCGCGCACGCTCTGCCGTCCAGCGACGCACGCCAGCGCCACTGCGCGCCGGTAAGCTCTTTGGTATCCCATGCAGAGACCGCCGTTTCCCGGAAGGTGTCTAAGTTGCTTTGGTGAATGGTCATCATGGCGCGGCGCGTGAGCATCCCGCGTGTCGCATCGTCTGGCGTGCCGTACAGAAAGTCAATCGCAGAGAACGCCGATTGCCGGATGCGCCATTCCATCGGTTGCGTCTGATCGAGCTTGCGCCACGCTTCACCGAACTTGATACGAAACGCCTCTTCTGCGACGTCTGGCCAGTCACCGATGCGCGCTGCCGTGGCGAACGATCCTATCGGCTGGTGTATCGGACGGTAGCGCAGTAGCACATGCAGACGTCGGCGCGCTTCTTCGCTGGCGTATTCGAAACCTTGCGCGCTGGCCAGCATACCGACCTCTCGCGAGAGCGCGACCGTCTCACTACCGAATACGCTAGTCTCGGTTCTGACCGTTAACAGCAAGAGCGCCAGCAACGCCAGCGCGTCCTCTTCATCTTCAGTGATAACGCCATCCTGTAGCGTGAACGCAACCGCTGCAGCGAAGATGGCCGCGCGGTGCTTCTTCGCTTCCTGTTGGATGCGGTAGAGGTACGGAACGTCCAGCGCCAGCATATCGGCGCGCCCGGTTTGCCACGTCATCGCAGTTGACCTAACCGTGCATTCCAGTGTGCGGCGAGTTGCCGCACGTACCGACCGAATACCCGTTCCCGTTCGTTCGCATCCCACGGCCCGCCGGATGCTACCCACGCGTCGAACTCTGCGATCGTTCGGTGGTATGGCTTGATATCTTCACACTGCGGACACATGACGGCTAGGTTTTCATCCTCATCAGTCCCGCCATGTGCGCGGTCGACAATGTGACCGCACCGAAACCCGCGTTCGTAGACGAACCGCCCGCACGCTCTGCACATTCCGCCGTCGCGCTGGTAGATGCGCCTTCGGATGATTTTCCATGACCCTGATTCGGTACGACGCTTGCCGCGCGCGTCTGGCCCGCTCTTTGTCATGGTTACTCCCCGTCTGCGTCAGTGTCTCCGAATCCGGTATTCTCGCCGCCCGCAAATTGCGTGGCAAGTCGTTCCATCGCTTCATCCGCCTTGCGCTTGTTCTCTTCCTCGAACGCCTGGACCTGCTCGGCACTGTATCCGCCCTCTTTCCAGATTTGCGATTCAGGTACGCCCGCGTTTTTCTTGAGTTGCGCAATGCTCCACGTCTCCATATCAGAGCGCGTTTCCGGCGACTTCCAGATAGGCATGAGGGTACCGATCTTCGCGATATCTTCGGCGCCACCGTGGCGTATACGCTGGTCCAGCACCATAGCGCCAGACCATGAATCGTCGTTGCCGTTCTGGCGGTCGACCAGCATGGAACTAAACGGCGCTTCCAGTGCCTTTACCGTCTCACCGCTGATGTTGTTCGAAACAGAAACCAGTCCAAGCCAATGCACCGGCACGCGGCTCGAGCGCGATATCAGCGCGTCGATTTCGTCAATGGTGCTGTTGAACGGATCGAGCGGCGCGCCTGGAATGGTGTAGAGGTTCGCCAATGCACTGCCAACCGTGAGCCACTTGTCCACGCCGACATCTACCGATTCGTCGTCATCGCCCAGCCGCTCAACACCAACCGCGACCTTTTGCGGCCATGCGGTGAACTCCATACCGACCATGAGCGACCAGAGCGCATAGTTTGCGGCGTCCTGCAATCCGACCACATCGGCAAGCGCAGAGCGCCCGTACGCCGTCTGGTGCTCCGGATTGCAACGGAAGTGAAACACCGGCAGCGTTTCAAAGTCGTTGACTACCCGGCTTTCGCCTAGCTCATCACTGTACTCAATGAAATGGTCCGCCTTCACGCCGTCGCGCAGCATGAATTCGGTGTCCGTTTTCCTGCTCGTGACATAGCGGGTAATTTCGTCTGCGGCGTAGATGGTGAGCCGCAAGTGACCCCTGTACGGCCCGCTATCGACGGACCAGAGCTTGAATGCGTAGAGCGGTTCGGCTGTTTCATCGTGATAGACCATGCCGCACGTATCGGCACGCTGCATCCGCCATATCGGCTGTGACGGCTCATCAGCGTTTGGCCAGACGATTAGGTATGAGTCACCCTTCTTGATTTCCTCAACATGCACCATGTTGGAAATCTGATTGCCGCGCACTTGCCGCCATGCGTCTATTGCGTCCTTGCTCTCGCGGTCGTTCGCCTGCTCTGCCGACTCGTCCTGCCAAGAATCGATCTGCAACCGGTCGGCGATAGCGTCGACTACCGTTGCGCACCGGTTGTACTGTAGACGCCGCATCATCTTACCGAACGACTTGCGGTAGGCATCGCTGGCGAATTTCGTCTCATGTTCGCCCAGGTAGTATTTCTCGTATTGGCGGTATTCCGGCCAGCGGGAGATGAGTTGCGCTATACCGAGTTCGACATCTTGCGGCGTGGCCATTTGCTATCCCTCATATTCGTTTGGCGCTATATGGTCGAGTTCGTCGGTGAGCCTGCCGACCGATGCCAGCGCCGCGGCAAGCACGTCGACCAGCACCAGCAACACGATAACGAGGAATATAACCGCCACACCTGCCGCGCTCATCTCACCCCCCTGAGTACCCGCTTGTTCGCGTTGTCGAGTTCCATCATCGCATAGCGCATGGTGTCGCACGCATGGTTGTATTCGTCTATCGGTTCTTCCTTCACGCGCTCCTTGTTTGCCGTGCCCACCTTCCAGACGTACACCGGTATTTCCTCTTGCAAGCACGTCGGTTGCGCCTTGCGTTTCAGCGCTCCATCGATCGCCTCTAGCCCGTCACGGCGTATCACCAACCGTGAGCGCCCGTCGCCCTGCTTTGGCATCCGCTGGTTTATCGCATTGACGCCCGCACGAATGCTGTTGTCTGCCGGATAGAACTTGCCCTGCAGTCCGCGCGCGCTGTTGCACTGTGCGATGTTCGACGGTTCGGATGGGTCCGGAATGAATCGCCGGATGTTGAACCGCTGCGCGCACTCCTGGAACTTCGGTATCCACCAGTCCAGCGTGCGCTGTGTCTGGTAGACCTGATAGATGCAGTAAGCGCGGCCATCACGATCGTACGCCCACACGGTAAGTACGCCCGGCTTGGTGTAACCCCAGTCCACCGACGCAATGACGCCAGCCACGGACGGCCCCGTGCTGAATCCGCCTTTCGAAAGGATGCCCGCCTCTATCAGTTGTTCGTCTGACCAGAGGTTCGTCTGCGGATCGAACCTATCGAACACCATGCCTTCCGCGGCAACCCATTCGCCTAACCGCATCCGCGAGTACCGAACACCGGTCAACGAATCCAGCCCGTCGATGTAGAGCGCTCCGGTATCGGTCCATACGCCGCGGTCGTGATCGTAAAGCGCTGGGTTGTCTTGGTGGTGCCCTTTGATGGATCGGACCTTGCCCGCCGTCATGCGCTCATAGAGCCAATGCGTCGGCGCGTCCGGGTTGCAGTCGGCGAGTATCTGCGTGTACGGAGATTTCGGATTGCGATGCAGCCGCGTGACTAGCATCTCGTAATCCTCAAGCGAAAGTTCCGTCGCCTCATTCGGCACGATCATTTCGAATTCAGTCGATTTGATCTTGTCCGGTTTGTCCATGCCGCCGACCGTAACCATCGATCCGTTCGGATAGACGAATCCCGCCGGTCGCAGCTTGTTCCCTCCGAACGTCACCACGCCGTAATTCGACGGCACGGAACCGAGCACGTTTTCGCGGTAGGCAACCATTGCGGAGGATGTCAGCGCAATGAGCGTTTTACGGACCATGAGCACGCGCACGCCCGCATATTTCATGCAGAACGCGTGCATCTTCCAGAGGTTCGTTGTCGTCTTTCCGGTGCCCGCTGGTCCTTCGAAGAGAACCTCACGGTCCTTAGCCCGCCAGACGTCCAGCGAATTACCGTGTGGGTAGAACTCTGCTTGCTCTTTGACCAGATCAACGGTTGCGGTGGTCACGACCTAGCGCCGGTGCCCTTTCGGCGGATGACTCCACCCGCTACGCGACGCGTCGCGTTCCTGTTGCCGCATACGGCGTTCTTCCGCATCGTACGCGGTGTCCTTCTCTTGCTGGTAGGTATCCGGCCAGACGTCCACGACCAGCGCCTCCGCGGCATCCTCATTGACGGTAACGCCGACCTGTACGCGCTGCTCTCCGCAGCCACTCATCAGACTAACTCCCGCACGCAACCCGGAATGATATTGCCGGAGTAGTCCGTCACGATGCGTTCGACGCCCAGCCCGCGCCCGTCGCCTCTCGCAAAGCGCACGGTAGGCTCGTGACCGCTCTGGAATAAGATTGTCTCCTTATGGCTGCAGCCCGTGCAGTGAATGCCGATTCGATCCCGCCAAGCGAACGCCACTTCGCGGCGTGCACCGCAATAGCTACACGTCGGTATGAACAGTTCGGTCGTGTGGTTCATCGATCGCATGGTTACAAGTCCTCCGGTCTAAACGTTAGATGTCGTCAATGCTGGCGCCACCCTTGAAAATCACGGTGACTTCCACAGGTGGCGGTGTCGGTTCTGGCGCGTCCAGTCCGAGTAGCTTTGCGCGGCGTTCTTCGATCTTCACCATGACTTCGACGGAACGTGCCGCGGTTTCCGGTTTGTTCATCCCTGGTTCAAGTTTCGTCAACCCACGATCCAGCCGTGCTACCGACTGCCGCCGTTCGTCGTCACTGGCAATGTAGATGGCGCGATCCATGGCAACACGGATCGCTTTCGCCACGCCGGATGCGCTGGAATAACCGAGCGCATCGGCGATGTCTTGCAGCGTCGCACCGGTTGAACGCATCTCAACGGCGCGTGCCTGTCGTGCCCTGGCTGGCATGGTTTCAATCGGTGCTGTG